CGCGTCGCGCAAAATTAAATACTGAGCAACGCGGGCCGACGTACACGCTGTCGTCAACTTTGGCGGTGTCGGCCACCCAGCCTTTCCCGTTGTCGTGCTTATGCGCAAAAACCCGGCCTTGACCGTCTTTAAAATCGTGTTTGGGGGCTCGTTGTTTCTTAACTGCGATAGGCGTGATAGGGTCCAGTTGCGTAACTGGAGCGATGATTTCAGATGTTTCAGCAACCGCTGTCATTACTCGCCCATGGGCATCACACGCCGCCGCGGCGCGTTCGTGATTAAACTGTCGAGAGCGCTTTTTACGCCTGACATCTGCTGCGTCAAACTTTGCCGCAAATTGTTGTTTTTGCGCAAATCCTTGACGTCGATACCAGACACAAGCTCGTTGGCCTGCCGAATCAAACCTTCCAGTTGCGCGTTTGAACGCACGTTCATGTTCTGGAAATTCTCGTAGAACTCTTTAAAGTTTTCGATGGCTGACGCCTTGAACGTCTTTTTCGTACCGTCTGGTTCGTCGGTCAGTCGCTCAATGAGATGTGAAATCATCTCTTGAAGCTGTTCAGCAAAAGCGTCTTCGGCCATGATAACCGCCGCTTCAAAGCGCTGCTGGATGCGAGACTGCTCTTGCTGGTACAACTCGGGGTTGAACGTCATTAGATAGTTCGGCGGCTCGACCGGCGGGTACTCCCATTTGATATCAAAGACGCCTTCAAGGGTGGGCGGGTAATCGGCGGAATTAAACAGGTCTCCCAGTTTTTCCCGCGCCGCTTCCTTGATGGACTCGTACTCCAACTGCAAGTTGGCAGCCGCTGCGGCAAGTTGCTCCTTGAACTCCCGCATCTTTTCTTCAAATGCCGCAATGTCAGACTGTTTAATAAGCCGAATACCGTCTTGCGGATAGGGCAGCGTCATGCTGCGCCAGTAACCCGACGCCTGACTTTTGAGCGCTGTCAGCGTGCGGTACGTTGCGTTCTTGGTGTCGATCAGGCGCTTAGACGCAGTAACAAGATCGGTCGCCGCGTGAAACGTATCGGCTGCTTGCTTGGTCTGTGTGTCGGATAACTTGCGCTGTGTGCCAAGCCACGAGAAAGATAATTTAACCGCGCCCATTGTTTGGCGCAGTTCAGCGGCGGACGTAGCGACGCTGTTATCTGTTTCTACGCTGTTTTCTGTTTCTGTTGACATATGTCCCTTAGTTGAGTTTTGTCCGTTGTCGTGGCGTTAAATTTTCGTGTGGCGGTTTGTGCGACGGTTGCGGCGCCACTATTCGACCGCACGCCAACTCCAAATAACAGTCTTTACACTTTGGCTGTCCGTTGATTGTCCAAGCCGGATCGGGGCGGCATTGGTCGTCGCTTTCGTCAATAATCTCGCCGCACGAGGTGCAGATTGTTTTTGGAAGTGGCATTATTGCCCTACTCCTGTTTGGGCGATAAACCGTAATTTTGCATCTTTTCGTCCCATCCAACGTATTCGCCTTCGCGCCGTTCTTTGCGGCCTAATCTGGCAACGCCGGCGTCAATCGCGTCTGGCGTCGCCGGATGAATGATGTCGATTACCTGATCGTCCGGTATGACTTCGATAAAGTCTTGAAACGGCTCCCACTGGTCTTTCTTGATTCGTACCATGGTGACGGTGCCCAAGCCGTTCGGATAAATAATCAGCGCTTCGCCGTCTTCTTTCAGTAGTTTTTCGGTATTTGTCATTCGCTCTTCACTCGCTCTTCACCCGCTCTTCACTCGCTCTTCGCCCGCTCTTCACCCGCTCTTCACCCGCTCTTCACCCGCTTTTCACTACACAGTGAGCGCCGCGGGCGTAGATTAGTTTTCGCTGGGGGCTGCAGATACCTTGCGCGGCCGCGAGGCGGCTACCGGCGTCCGACGCCCTACACGGGCATACAGGCCGGCATTGTCGGCTGACAGGCAACGGCCCTCGGCCCATTTGCGCAGCGATTCGATCTGCTCGGCGCTGGTGACCGACACCGGCACGACGTTCTGGGCGGCATCCACAAGTGGGATGTCCAGAAGTGACGCCAGCCGGCAGCAAGACTTGATCTCGGCGCCGGTCCAGTTGGTGTCGTCGGGCTTGGCCTGCGCCTTGTCGATATTGAAGTGATTCAAATAGATATCCCAGATTTGCTTGCGCTGTTCTTCGCCCGGCAGGTCCACGAAGAACACGCCGTCGAAGCGCTCGGCGCGTGCGAACGGCGCCGGAAGCTGGCTGGCGTCGTTGCAGGTGCCGATGAAGAACACGTCCGACGTGTGGTCGTTGAGCCACGTCAGGAGCGTGCCAAACAAACGAGCGGACACGCCGCTGTCGGTCTGGCCTGAGCTACCGACGCCGGCAAGACCCTTTTCGATCTCGTCGACGAACAGGACGCACGGGGCCATGGCGTCGACCTGCTTAAGAGCGCGGCGCATGTTGCCCTCGGATTCGCCCACGAACTTGCCCATCAAGCTGCCGAAGTCGAGCATGACGGTTGGGCGGCCGACTTCGTTGCCCAGCGCCTTGGCGAACTGCGACTTGCCGCAGCCCGGAGGAGAAAGCAGCAAAACGCCCTTGGGCCGGCGGTCGACGTGCTTTTCGCCCTGCTTGCGCATGGCGCGCAGGCAGAACTGCTTGAGGTTTTCGAGACCGCCCAGATTCTCGAAGTTCGCATCGCCGCGATACAACGTCATGGTGCCGCTCTTTTCGAGCGTCTGCGCCTTGATACCCCAGATGGTGTCGGGCTCCAGCTTGTTGTGCCGGACGAGCGACAGCGCATAGGCGTTCTCGGACTCCTGCCGTGTCAAACCGCGAGCGGCTTCGACGACGCTATTAACTTGTTCGTCGGTCGGCTTTTCAAAGCCGGTCGTATCGTCGGTGAACAAGTCGTTGCAAATCGTCCGAAGCTGTTCCTCGTCGGGAAGCTCGTGATGCACAACCGTAAACAACTTCTCAACCTCGGGCTGCAGCGCCACGGTCGGCGAGACGATGATTACGTACTGGCCCGTGCCCTTGCCCTGCACGACGCGGTTTGCCAGCGTCTGTACAACCTCGGGGTTGGGGAGGAACCGGTGGAAATTCTTGAGCACAAGAATCTGCGTCTCGGTTGTCTTGGGTTCGTCCAGAATACGGAGCGCCTGCAGCGGACCGGGCGCCGGCTTGGCGCCGGAATAAAGCTGCCGGTCGATGTCCCAGATATCAAAACCCCACTTGCGCTCTTCGGCCAGCTTCTTGATGGCCTGTACGGCGTCGTCGCATTCGGCGGTCTCTACCCAAATACCAGAAAAACCCGCACACACCAGTTCTTTAATTTCTTTTTCGAGCGACACTATTCACCCTTAGTTTTGCGTTTCGATCTGCTGCTCATTCGCGGCGGCGTAATATTCGCCGGTCAACTGCTCGTCAGTCTTGGCGCCAAGCGCCTGCTCAAGAGCGCGCGAGGCGTCCTGACACGAACTGCCGGTAAAGCCGAAAGTTTCGATCTTCGTTTCGCCCTTGGGGGAAACAACCACTTGAATCGTCTTACTCATGTATCAACCCTCCACCGTGATGTTAAGCTTGATCGAACCATCGGGCAGTGTTTCTTCATACACCGAGTACCCGCCCTTCTGGGCCTCGTAGATAGCTTTCTCGACCGCGTAAGCCTGCAAGAACTTGTCGAGTTCTTCCTGCTTGCCCCACGAGCCGTTGTAGTTGTCGAAATCGACGGCGCCGGTTTCAACGTTGCACACAACCGGATAATTCCAGTTGGGAAGCTTCACGCCGATACCCTCGCGAGTAACGGCGTATACGTTGAACTTGCCCTTGGTGGGCGTTTCAAGCCCCAACCGGCGAGCGGCGGCGAAAATTGCGTTTTCGTCCTTTACTTCTGTCTTGATCTGTACGATGTGAGACATTTATTGTTCCTTGTTGGTAAGTAGCGCAGTCACAATAGCGTTTTCGATAATCGCGGGCGTCACAAAGTTTTTTTCCAATATGACGCGCAATACGCGTTCCGCTATGTCGCGGCTATAGACTTCTTTGAACTGTTTGATGCCGTGTTCGGTGTTAAGCCGGTATTCAGCGACATCGCGAATAGAAATGACTTCTGGAATAGCAATAATGTCTTTGTATTGTTCTTGGAGCGTTGTAAGCGCGTCGTACGCCTCGAATATTCGGCGGTCGTCTTTCGCTTCTTCTTCGGCGGTGTAAGGCGTCATACCGTGGCTGTAACCTCGGCTCGTGTTTCTACCCACACACGCGCGCCGCACGAAAGCGGTTTATCCGGCGAGTAAATAACTTCCGATGTGCCCGCGATGTTGACCGTTCTGACGCGATACGATTTGTTGCGCCACTGAATGGTGACGACGTTTTCTTTGGCGCCTGTCTTTTTATTTTCGCGGATAACGTGTTGATTTACATGAATACGTTTTATTGTGCCCGGTGGCATTGTTATGCCCGCGCCGGCAGTTAGATTTTCTGCTAAAGCACATGCAGTTGGCATGGCAACCTCGCTGCGCCGACAGAATGGTCGGCGGCATAAGATATCTAAACCGCCGGGGCCGGCCGTCAATCTTGGTAGATGACGACCGGCCCCTTTGTAGCGGAGTTAGATTTTCAAATTAGCCACCGAACGTCTGCGAAAGCTGCGACGCAGCAACCAGAATACGTTCAGCGTCCTTGAACGAGCCGCCACATGCGTCGACGAACGCCTCAGCAGCCTGCAGTTGCGCCATCGGCACCTTGAAGCCGTTCGCTTTAGCCGGCAGCTTGGCCGCCGCACGGGGCTCAGGCGTCGCGGCCGGGCGGCCAGCACGCGGCTTGTTCGGCGGTGCGACGTCCCGCTTCTTTGCCTTTTCAGCGGCGCGAGTCTTTTCCGAACCTGCCGCGGCGGGTTCTGCCGCAGCGGCTGCGCGCTTACGCGGCTTGCCGCCCAGCCCGGCCTTCTTCAGCAACTGGCTCACCTGAGCCGCGCTGACGTTAATGCCACGTTTTTCAAGCGCTGCTACGATGTCGACGCCGCGGAGCGACGTACCGGCGGCTTTGCGCTTGTCGATTTCGTTGCGGATGTGATCGGAAAGACTAACCTTTTTCTTATCGGCCATATTACGAATCCTACTTTCTGTGGGTTCCGCGGAGAGTTCTTCGTCGTCCGCGGTTTCTTCTTCATCAACCTCGTCGGTATCCACCGCGGATACGACAACTTTCTCCTCTGCCGGCGCATCTCCGGCTTCGGGAGCATACGTTAAGCCGTCGTCGTCTACTTCGTCGTCCTCGACGTCGTCTTCAGCGACGGCATCCGAATCGTCTTCGTTTACGTCGTCGTCGTCGATGTTGTCTTCTTGCTCATCGGCGTCGGCGAGTTCAGCGTCAACGTCTAATTCTTCCTCTTCCATGGAATCACTATCGTCGGATCGCATCCCTGTGACCTCTTCTTCGACTGGCTTGCCGGTCGGCCGCCCCAGCGGCTTTCCCCACAAGTTTCCGGGGCTGTCAAATCTGCCAGCCCCAATTTTCTTTGCCATAAATCCTCCAGATAAGCGGCGTCATGTGCCGCCTAAATTCACGATATATCGGTTAAAACAAAAAGCAAGCCCTCAGCAAATAATTTTTACTGTAGGCGCTGTTTCAGCAGCAAAAGCTGTTATTTTGAGAAGATTGCTTGCCGCAAATTTTCAAACTGACTGTTTGTTTGTTCAGTTGTTGCGGGCGGCGAAGTCGTCGCGGTTTTGGCTGCCGCTGGTATTTCGCAATTCGGACCGCGAAGCCATTGCTCGTTGAGGTGCGGCCATTTTTCGAGCGAATGAATCGCGCCAATAATGTTCCACGCAGCGTGACCGAGATCATCTTCATCGCGCGATCCAGACAAGAACTTGTAGATGTGCGCGACGGCGTGATTCAACAGGTCAGTGACTGGCATTCCGTTTTCCCAGTTGAACGCGCCAAATTTTTCGGCGCCTTCTGCGTATGTTTCCGCTAAACGACGCAAACCAATTGGAGAGATCAAATCGTAGCGGGTTTTTTCGCAGTCTGCGCTGCGCACGGCGCCGGTGTCGTATTCGCGTCTTTCTTCACTCATGGTTTTCTTCTGCCGTAAACGAGAAATAAAAACGAGGAGTGTCGACAAACATTACGGTGCCGCGTTTTCCGTCTTCCTTTCGGATGACGTGAACGTACGGCGGCTCAAAATGTGACACCTCAAACACTTCAAGCAATTCGTCGTTTGTCCAGACTGGCCCGCATGAAACTTCAAGCATCGCGCGCACTTCGCCGTTTTCTAAGTGACCGTATTGTGCTTTTAGAACGGCCGCTACGTCGGCGTTACTTGCGTCGACCGAGATGTTAGTAATAGCCGGCTGTTCGTTTTTTGTCATTTCAAGCGGGGTTTTCAAGTTCTTTCAGTTTGGTTGAGTACTCGTTGATTTTGTCAGCGAGTTCTTTGGCGTGCTGATCGAACATTTGATACTGCCCAATAAGTTCTCTGTGCAGTTTCTGGGAAAATTTCAAGAGGTTTTCCAGAAGTTGCAAAACGCCGGCCATCGGCGGCTCCATTGGATTCCGGAAGCGAAGCAGCGCAGGCGGCATTCCTTCTGGCGGAGTGATCCAAACCGGAACGATCGCCAAGGCGCCGAGTTCCGGAATTTCTTCCAAAACTTTTTTGCAAAACTCCTCTGAGTTCTTAAACAATTCGGCGTCGTACGGCAGACGTTTCGATTCAATCGCGTGTGGGGCCCCGGGCGTTTGCTGCTGATCCATGCAATTAATCTCCAAAAATGTCTGGGCTGTATTTCAGCTTGTTTGGAACCAACCCGTCGATTAGGTTGCCGATTCGTGTGGCCGCGAGACCATACACAACAACCCGAACAAGAGCGGGCACAATACCAGTAATATAGTCGCCTGCCAAGAGCGTCAAGCCCAAATAAATTGGTATGTGATAGCTTTTGCAGAACGGGCACATAAGAAGCTCTAAAAGCCGACCTTTGAGCGTTTCCGCCGGCGTGGCGTCTTGCAGAGCTTGGGCATAAGCGCGTGTGTTCGCAAAGATTGACCCTTTGTGCCACACGTCAATAATCGCGCCAGACGCGAATATGACGGCGACAAAATCTAACGCAGTCATCTTTTTCCTCTTTTTTCGCCGCGGCTGATTGCGTTGGTAGCCACAAGCATAATGTAGCAGCCGAACAGCGCCGCCAGTAGCGGTACGATGCCAGACTGTATTGCGGCCACAATGCCGCCTAACAAAAGAAAACCTGCTAACGACACGAAAGTCTTGTTAACGTCATTAGCCATTATTTGCATTCACCACAATTGCCACTAGGCCATGGTAGTGTTTTACCTCCGTCTACGTATTTTTTGTTGTACAGAAATTGCGGGTTAGGCAGCGGGGTTTCAAGTGGCAGATGGTTGACCGGATTGTCCGGCAAGTATATCTGCGGCCCGGGCCCTCGCAATGTGGGCGTGTATTCAGGTGTTCTGCGCTCTTGATAAAGTTTTGCGCTGCGGCCGATTTGTGGCATGTTGTTCTCCTTAAAGTAGCGGTATACTGCATCAGTATACTACGCTACCTTGCGGCCAGTTATTGTTTTGTTTGCACAAACAACTGGAAAATACCACGTATCGACAGAAAAACAAGTTTGCAAAGATTGCAAACCACCGTAAAAGTCAAGGCGACGAGATAGTCTACGCTATCTTCGAGCCACTGCAGTTCCGGTTCGTCTTCGTCGCCACGTTCGCGGCGCAAATCCGGCCTATACTCATAATTGCGCATATGACACCTTCAAATACTAGGACACAAAGTCCGTCAGAATCGGCGGCGCTTGAAATACCTAATAAGGGTATTCAATCGCTGCTTGGGGAGTTGATGTCAATCGACATCAGTGATTTTAAATCCGTGCAGACGCGTATGAGCGTTATGGGTGAGTTGGCCAAACAGTTTCATTTCCCGTCCTTGGAACCTTTGTTGCCGCTCTTGTTGAATCTTAATGGTAAGCCGTACACGTTAAAAAACCATCAGCCTTTTTTTCCGCTGATGCGTTGCCTGACACCGAAGAATCAGGTGTGGTGTACGGGTCGGCAGGTATCCAAATCGACGTCGTTGGCCGCGCACGGTGTGGTCGTGGCGAATGCGGTACCGTTTTTCAAAACGCTGTTCATCACACCACTGTACGAGCAGATTCGTCGTTTTAGTAACAACTACGTCCGCCCGTTCATCGATCAATCGCCGGTAAAGGTTTTGTGGAGCGGTACATCCACGGAAAACTCAGTGCTCCAGCGATCGTTTAAGAACAACTCGATGATGTTGTTCAGTTTTGCTTTGCTTGATGCTGATCGCGTTCGCGGTGTGTCCGCAGATCGCGTGTGCATCGACGAGGTTCAAGACATGGACCCGGATCATATTCCTATCATCCAAGAAACGATGTCGTACTCTCGTTATGCGACCAGCTATTACACCGGGACGCCAAAAAGTCTCGAAAATATTATTTACGGCTTGTATAAACGTTCATCGCAAGCGGAGTGGTTTATTCCGTGTCACTCGTGTGGTCACTGGAGCATACCATCACTCGATCACGATCTCGACAAGATGATCGGACCGTATAACGATCACATCAGCGAGAAGTATCCCGGCACCGTGTGCGCGAAATGTCAGAAGCCGGTGAGTCCGCGCCACGGCAGGTGGGTGCATAGATATCCGGAACGGCGATGGCAGTTCGCTGGGTATCATGTGCCCCAGATTATTTTGCCGTTGCACTTCTCAGACCCGGAAAAATGGTCAACGCTGCTGCTAAAGCGCGAGGGCTTTGGCAACATGACGCCGGCGCAGTTCTACAACGAAGTCATGGGCGAAAGCACAGACACCGGGCAGAAACTTGTTAGCGAGACGGATTTAAAAGCCGCGTGTTTGCTGCCGTGGGAGAACAAGAAAGAACCAGAACCCGCGTGTTGTGAAAATCTCGGCAACTATCGCCACCGCGTTCTTGCCATCGACTGGGGAGGCGGCGGCGAAGAGGGTATTAGCTTTACTGTGCTTGCTGTTCTCGGATTTCGTCACGACGGCACGATCGACGTGCTGTGGGCGAAAAGGCTTCTTATTGGCGGCGATCATTTGCAGGAAGCCGTGGAATGCATGAAGTGGTCGCAGAAGTTTCAGTGCGAGTTTGTTGCGCACGACTACACCGGTGCCGGCACGGTCCGCGAAACCGTGATGGTGCAGGCCGGATTCAATCTAGAGCGCGTGTTAGCAATCCGCCTTGTGCGCGCTGCTACGCAAGATTTGATGGTGTTCAAACCGTCGACGCCGATTAATCACCGCGCGCACTACAGCCTCGATAAAACGCGATCGCTGCTGTACACCTGCCAAGCTATTAAGCTGAAACAGATTCGGTTTTTTCAGTACGATTGGTCGTCGCAAGATTCGCCGGGTTTGATCGCCGACTTTTTGGCGCTGGTTGAAAACAAGACTGAATCGCGGCTTGGTGGAGACATTTATACCATTACGCGCAATACGCTGCTGACAGACGATTTTGCGCAGGCAGTTAATTTAGGCGCCGCTGCGTGCTGGCACATTACGCAGTCGTGGCCTAATTTTGCGCAGCTTGCAGGTATCAATCGCGCTGCTGAGGCTGCTATGCCGCAACAAGGCGCTGATTGGGATGACAACGATATCGGCAACCGGTATTTTGGTTATTAACTACAGCGCCAGCAATACTCTTCGAGATAATGCTTCAACGCGCCCAAATCTCTAATAGGGCAACTCTCGATTGTTTGAATTGCGTGTAGCGCCGCGTCGAACAATGCCTGCGCGGCTTCTGTGCAATCCATGCTGGTCGAGTATAGCTCCCACCGGTCTGCGTCGCGCGGCGGTGTTGGACCGCTGCCTTCTATTGTTTTGAGCAATAAACGCTGCCACACGCCGTCAGGCTCGGTGTCGTAAGCGCCGAAGCTTTTGTACTTTATTTGGGTTTCTTCAAACGCTTTAATTGCCGCTTTGACTTTTTCAATTATCGGCAGTTGTTTCGCTGTCGGCGTTCCCGCCATAAATAACCCGTTTGCCTTTCGCAGTAATGTCGAACTCAAAGTCGTTCTTTTTTTCGTTAAATACGCAGTCTAACAATCCTTGGCTCGTTCCTTCGGCCAGCACGTTTGACAAAATACGTTGAACAAGCGCGCACATCATTTTTCCCATGATAGCGTACGCTTCTTCGGGTGATTCGCCGCCGACGTAATAGCCTTCTGAGGCGGCGAAACCGTGTTCGCGAACAATCGCTTCTACCTCGCTTACGCTTAAAAAACGCGTTGCTGATTCGGGCGGGATATCTGGAAGATTCGTGTTGTTGTGCGCCTCTTTCAGGTACCGACCAAACAAACAAAGAGCATAGTTGCGAATGCTTTCAAATGTTGTTTGGCCCATAGAGATATGTTCGTTGTTTTCTTCTTCGTTGTCAGAGTCGAACACTTTACACCTTTGTGGCGGCGTGAAGGTTAGCAGCGGCGAGCGCGGCCTCGTACGCGCCGCGGGCCAAGATTCTTGCGCGAACAGCTTCGCGTTGCCGTTCGAGATAAAGCTGATAGTCGGCGTCAGTGTTGACGACGTTTTCGGCAGACGAGAACGAGTGCGGCTTTCCTGTGAACTGATTATCGCCAGCAGCCATGATACGATCGATCGCGGCAAGCTTGACGTTGATTCGGTTATCTTCGAGCGCCTGTTCGGCAGCCACAGCCTCTGCGAGTCGGTGGGTGGTGTCCATGATGTGGTCTACGAGTGAATCAGGAGTCTTCGACATTGTTTTGAAAGTCTTTCTGTGATTGAAGTTCTTGTCGGGTCGGAATACGTTTCGGATTTTTTTCTGGATGGCAAAGCTGACACGCAGCTTTATTGCAACCGGTGTGCGTCTTGCGATAACGCCCCGGTTTGAAAACGGGGTCTGACCATTCGCCGAATACGTGCCCGATCATTTCTTGGGCTATTTTAATTCGCCGTTTGATGATGTGTTTTTCAGCGTGGTAGCGGCGCATACAGGCATTCTATTTTGGGGTTATTAGCTGTGGCGCAATTATCGCGAAATAGCGTACCTTATGGTTCGCACAAAATGACTGTTTGGCAACCGCAGCGTTCTGCCAATTTAATTGCTGGCTTTCTGTACACTGACACTGGTTTAGTGCGGTCAATAAAACCGGCAGAAATTAAAGCCTGCAGCCCAAGCTGCGCAAGTCCTCGCCGGCGCAGTTCGGGGTCTGTGAAACACTCGATTGTCTGTACAGCAATAGAATTGCCTTTAAATTTTTCTGTGTATGCGCGCGTACCTACCCACGCCACAAAAAACTCGTTTTGCCACACAAGCGCTAATGTAATTGTCTCGTGCGGGCCGGGTTCTGGGTGTACGTGACGTTTGCTCAATTCTTTGCGCATATTTCGTCCGGGTACAGAAAGCCGGTGATACATTTCCAGCACTTCTGCGCGACTTAAATTAGCAATCGGTTTAATAACGATTTTGAAATCCATGCGCGGTCCTCCTTGACCACACATGGAGTATACAAAACTGTAAGCCGACGGTGGGAGTCGAACCCACAACCTACTGATTACAAATCAGTTGCGCTGCCAATTGTGCCACGCCGGCGACGCGTTACTCCAGCAGTTTACTAACTTGTTTAAGCACTGCGAGACTGCGTTGCATTTCTGCTGGTGTGTCGGGTTCTGGTGGGATTACTGCTTTTTCCGGGACGAATTGCCAGCACATGACATACGCACCCTTGTCTTCGATACCGTCTTCGTCGTTGCGGTGGGTTGTGACTGTTTCGGTAATCGGCGCATCTTCAAATACCATTAAATTTGGATTGATGATAAGCCGCTCAACAGCGTTGACGTATGCTTCGCGCCACATCGACTGCTGAAGCACAGCCGTTTCCAAAATCTTTTTTGCCAGTAATGATTTAGGTTTGATGCTATCTAAATCTTCAACAGCAATCCGTATCCAACACACTGTTTCATCTGAATCTGGTTGATCTGGTTGCATAGTTATTTACACGCCATGTTTGTCTGCGTAGACAAACAAGCGTGATTTGTCACCTTGTAATAGTTTTTGAGGTTTTGGCGCGCTTTTTCTTCATCAACGCGTCGAGTTTTGTGTGCAACTCGGCGATAAGCTTTACGCGCTTATTGTCGTCCGTGATTTCCGGCGCTATGTGAAATAATTGCCGCAACTCTGCGGGGCAATCGGGCCAACCGTCGATTTTGCTGCGCATCTTCGGCGGCGGGACTTTCGTGACGTACATCCGCTTCAACGCGAGCGCGACGCGGTGATACCGCAACGACTCATCGCGGGAAAGCATAGCGGACGTCACGTGCGGCATCTCAACCTGAATGATTGCCGGCGTAATGTCCTTGCCCATTTCAATAGCTCGTTCAACGATATCCGGTCGCGAAAGCAGGTGCTTTAACCCGATGTCATGAACGAAACCCGGGCGATAATAGTACGCAATAAAGTGACACAGACCGGCAAAGAAGTTTTGCTTGTTTACAGCATCTGTGTTCTTGTACACGCCAACGCAATCAGAATCAGTGATAATGCGCAAGGCTGTGCGTACGTCTTTTTCCTTAAGCCACGGAAACGCGTACGGCCCGCCGCCGAATGTGACGTTACACATGTGCATGATGATCTTACCGTGACACCGCGGCCATCCGCGCTTGTTCACAGGCGCCGACGCATCGAGCCCGTATTCGGCGGCAAGCTTTACTGTTGCAACAACCTCTGGCAAACCAGCGACAAACATGTTGCGCCAGTTATCAGTGCCCGCCATGGGTCTGACGCCGCCGGCGTTGTTGTCGGTAAACGATTCGGCTGTTTCTTGCGTTGAAGAAACTTCGCTGACAGACACGGTGATTTTTACCGGATTCTTTCCAGTGCGCAAATCTTCTGGCCTGTCTGCGTACGCGCGCTCAAGCGCAATACACCGACGATGGTTACCGTCTGTGATTTCGTACAGAACCGTTTCAATAGCGCCGTTTGAACCGTATAACGGCCTCATTGTTACAACCGGTGTCGCCCAGCTACTGGGGTGATAATTCTGGACGATGTGACCGACGTGGCCGCGGTCAACTCGCTTTTCGCGGCCTACGCCGTCTCGCGGAAAATCTAACATAGTCCACGGAATATCAAACACGACCGAGCCTGAATCTGCAACATTGCCGGCGCGACGAGAATTGATCACGGCCTTGATTCGCTCGTACATGGCGACACGTTCTTTTGGCGCGGCGCTTAATTCTTCCGGAACGTCATCAATCATTTCTTCATATAGCGCGATGAACGTGCCGCTGGTGCCCTTTTTTGTGTTGTGCCAAGTTAACCGACGTGGTGTGTCGTCGTCTGTTTCTTCTTCGTTTTCGTCGTCGTCTTCAAACTCAGATGAAACGTCTTTGAAGTTTTTGTTTCCTCCGCCGCTGCCGGTGTCGCGATAGAAACGAACCTTGTTGGCGGATCGTGGTTTTTGCTTGTTGCGTTTCATGCCGCGGCTTTGCGGGTGCTCTTTACGTGACATTCTTCATTCCTTTTCTTCTATAGATTGGCGGGACTTGTTCCCGCTGATTGAGAAACCTGAACAGGCCAAAAATACGGTAAATAAATCGGGTCGTCCCAGCCGAACTGAGAGTAATGCCTTAAATCTTTTCGCAGCAGACTGCTGCGGTGAGAAGCGTGCAGCGCGGGGTTGCCAAACCACGGGGGATACACGTTGACGTCGATTGTGGGGCGGAGACGAGAGTACGCCGTTACGAACTCGTCTTGTAGCCGATCCTGAAACCCCCGCGACGTCCATTCGCGGCACATGACGATTCCGTATACCAGAAGCGCCACTTCGTGTCTAGCCCACATCAAAACGGCCGGATGTTGTCGCCATCCGCGTTTTCCGGGCTTGTGTTCGCCGACGGGCACGTCAAGGCACAACAAAATCTGTTTGCATTCGACGCGTTGTTTGCCTAGGCGTTTGTTGTCAAGGCATTTTGCCGACCCGCGAAAACTCGGGAGTGGCAAAAATGTTTGCATGTTGTTTTATTCGTCGTCGTCCCACTCGTCTTCTTCGTAGCGGGTTCCGTCGTCAAATTCTTCTTCGTATTCTGGGTCGTCGTCTTCGTCGTCGTCCCACTCTTCATCTTCATCGTCATAATCTTCGTCGTCATCTTCGTCGTCGTCATCTTCGTCGTCGTCGTCAACAAACCATTGGGTTGGTTTAAAATCGTCGTCACTTTCGTCGTCGTCTTCGTCGTCGTCATCTTCGACAAACTGCCACTCCTCTTCGACGAACTCGCTACCGAAATCGCTGTCATCGGATCGATTCGATATTTCTGCGCGAAAAGACAACGCTTCGGTGTAACGCATATCAACCCGTTTCTTTGTTTGTAGCCTCGTTATTTTCTGCCCAAAACTGTTGGCACCAGTCTTTGTTTAAAAGCAAGCCGTTCATATTGTGTATATTCTGTTCGCCTGTGTAAACACCTATTTGCTGCAGTAGAGTGGTTATGACGTCCCAGTTTGGCGGTACGCTGCGGACAGAATAACAATATCTATCAACGGCGTGTCTGTTTAACCATAGATGTTCTTTCTGCTGCACACAATAGTTTTTGGGTTGGTCGCGGCGTCTGGGTTGCGGCAAAAGCACCAGTTTTCCCGATAAAAACGCGCTATTAAGTTCGCGGAACAGTGAGACGTGGGTTGTTTCTGGCGTGTAACAATTAGCCTCGGCGTACGCGAGATTAAACGATGCGCCGTAAACCTTTAACAGCCAGTCGTGCATGCTTTTTAACACTTGCAGATACACGTTATTTTGGCTGTTAAACGTTTTTAAGTTGTTTGCTAGCAAGTACTGTATGTACGCCGGCAATATGTGCCGCAGGGCCGAAAAGTCTCCGCTTGCGGGCGCTGTGGTGTTAACCAGCGTTTGCCAGCCATATCCGGGGGCTACGGCGCCGGCGGTGGCGGACAACCGGACGAGCATTGGCTGCGTAGAGTAGCGCGGCACAATGTTGCTCAGCATGTCATCGCTGAAGGTGTTGTAGACGAGCGTGGGCCACGCCAACGGTTTGCGAAACCTGTTAAAGAAGCCGCGGGCTACGTATTTATTTTCTGCCGTGGCGCGTTCTAGCGGGCAGCACAGCGCGGCGGCGATTTGCTCAACTGTTACAAAATTGTTGCGCGGAACGGCAGTGGGCGCGGGATCGCGGTTCAGAATAGGGGCGACGAGATTACCAACAACGGCGGCGATCACGCTCCACACGTAAGCGTTTTCATGCGACGGCGTGATGAATTCGCGTACGGGGAGCGGGGCGACAGGCATAGGCGCGCTAAACGTTACTTTGATATTTTTGCGCGGCCATGCCGGTATCGTTTGAACGTCGCCGGTGTTGGTGATCTCGTAGGTATCGAATCTGAATACTTGGTTGTGTGCGTCCCAACCGTAACTGGTCGGCAGATATACGATTTCTGGTGGGTGCAGTTCCATCGCCAGTATGTGGCTGCGATGATTCAACGGCTTGTCATACAAGACGAGTTTCTTGTGCGGCGTCAAAACAGCCGAACAGTATTCGAATAGGCCAAGCTGCTCTATGCGTTTAGCGCGGTCGTTAAACGTGTATGTCTCGCCGGCCGATGTGGTTATTGTGCCTTCATACAGTTTTTCACCGGAATCTGTCTGTATAACTTTTGTTATAACGGGGCAGACGTTGCACAGGTGCCGACCTGTGTAGCTCCACCAACCTGAGTCTCGTTCAATGATAAGCCAGCGTTTCTGAGGTCCATGCGGCGTTTGTTTAATCTCCGCCAGCACTCGATCGGCAAAACCGGCTGAAAATGGGTGGTCGAGTTTATTGAGAAATGTGCCCAGTTTATCGGGGAGGATGTTGAGTCTTGTTGCAAACGAAAGCGCGTTGATCTCGTTGAGGCTGACGAGCGTATCTTTAAGCATTTCGTTCCATGTTTTCGTCTGGGCGCGGATAGTTAGCAGATTGGCGTCATCTGCCGGCCGGCGAGGCGGGAACACGGAAACGTAGCCGCGGGCGTTACAAGCCCTGCTAATCAACCCCGGAGAAACAGCGGCGGCGTGGAAAATACGAGGAGTGGAATGGTACGCCGCCCAGCTTATGCCGTAACTCTCGGCTTCTGCGCCGCTGTAGCTGGCAACAATGGGAAGCGCTTTTTCGCCGCGGCTGATTCGTTTCAACTGCGCGCGCAATACCCAATAGATATCTTCAGACACAAACTGGTTGCCGCGATATCTTGGGTCGGGCGTTTCGAGCAACTTGTCGAGCAGGAAGTAGCCGGCTTCCGGTTTTATTTTTTTGTAACCCAAGACGGGTATAAAGTTTTGTCGTATTTCGTACGTTTCGTTGTATTGTGTGATCAGCAGGCCAGTAAGCCGTTGCGGTAGGTCGTAGAACGGATACACAATCGCCGCGCCGTCCGCTCGCGACATAACTGGCTTAGGCCGTCCCAGCGTCCGGCACAGCCCGGCTATCTGGTCATAGTGCGCTACGCCTACCAGCCCGTAACACTCGTTTATTTCGTAGCGCAAACCCAGTTCGCGCAGCCGACACGCTATAAGGTCGTCGGCGTGATTCCACACTTGGGCTGCGGCCGTTTCCCAGAAAGACTCGGCCGCGCGAAATTTACGTAAAAACCTTGCGTATTCAGGTTCTTCATTACCAGCTTCTTTTGCGGCAATCAAGCTTAAATCGCTGAATTTTGCCAGTGTATCTGGTAAACTTGTATTCCAGATTTGAGAACCAAAGGTTATGATATCCCCATGCGTTTTGCAGGCTGTACAGAAAAGCCACAGACCGCTTGTGAGAACGTCGTCGAAAACATACAAGGCGGGTTCTTTACAGGCCGGGCACGTAGTTGTCGCCGGAAAGTTTGGTTTTTCTAATTCAGTCCCCAACACCGACAGGGCGTTTAAATAGTTATGTCGGCCAACTAGCGAGGCAGGAAAACCCATGACACAACTTCCGTTAGACCAGAATCAAGATGTTACGCAGCAAGAAACCCATCGGTTGACGACATTATTTCCGTGCCCGGATTTTGTCAAAAACGCTACCCACGAACGAACACACGCCACGGACAATTTGCCCCGGCACGTATACGCCGATCAAGTAAATAAACTGTATCCGTGCCACACCGCGCCCGCAACATGGCTTTCGGCGCTGTTCTTTGCCGACAAGCGGGCTAACTTTAAGCCCAAGCAAGCGGCCGAGATTAGCGAGCGGATTCACTCGTCTGCCAAGTATTTTGGCATTTTGGGCCTCGTAACGGAACTGGAAGAGAAAGTTGCCGCTGCGGCTACAGACGATTTAAACACTCGCGGGGACGAAGATTTCGCCATCGTGTGGGTCGGCGAGAATGGCGTCAAAGAGCGCCACTGGCCGTTGCGCAACGCGACGGAAGTCAAGTTTGCGGCGGAGCATTTTAGTAAGTATCGCGACGAGTTCGTATTTGAAGACCGCCGCAAAATCGCTGAAAAGATTCTTGAAAAGTCGGCCGCTTACGCCGCCGATATTAACGAGCATGTACACACATTGTCGCTTACGGCGGGCGCCGGTGCCTGCGCGGCGTCCGTGGCCGGCGCGATGCTGCGCGATCGCGCTGTGCTTGCTGCGCGCCTTGACTCTGCCGCTGCTGGCGAGATGCGCAAGCTTGCCGAAATCGTTGAAAGCAATCCCGAGAAAGCCCGCGAACACGACACGCGCATTAAGATTGCGGCTGCCGTGGACGCGTTTGACCGCACTACTCGTTTAAACAAGCTGTACGACGCCGGCGGCCTCCCGCGCCCGGAAGAAGTCTTGTTTGCGGTGACAGAGAAAGCCGCACGCGATTTCCTGACCAACAACGTCGAAACTACGACGGGCAATGTTTACGCGCTGGAAGACCTCGAAAAGCTCGCGGTGGATCAGGTCCGCGAATGGCTCGGCGACGACTTTGCCGATGCTGTCACGGCCGGCGGCGTGTACTTGGACCGCGACAAGTTGGCCGCGATCGTGCCGACGCTGGACCGCGGCATGGCGGCCATGCTGGACCGGCTTATGCAAGAGAATAAGATTGCGGCTGTTGCCCAGACGAAGCAAGCCGACAGCCTTCTGCCGCTGGAAAAGTTATTTGAGCTTGCGCAAGCTGCTTCGTGATCTTTGATGTCCCGATGGGGTCATCCCTTGAGCCGCGCCCGAAGGCGCGGCTTTTTTCGTGCCTTTTTTTTAATATTTGCCGGCGAACCAAGACGTCCGCTTACGTAGTCGCTGATTCCGCACAATATCTGACCCAGCGCTACTAACTGCGTATTGGTGAACTTATCGGCGCGGTCGCTCGTTAGATTTTTGTCGAGCGATTCCACCGCCGACCAGATAATTTCAAAAAGGTATTTCCGCGTCAGTGCGTGTGTTTTCTTGCTGTTTTTCTTGGGGAACTTTTTTGCCAAAGAACTTCGCCACGAACCGAGACAGAAAACCTGCTCGTGTTGGCGCCTCTTGTTGTGTGTCTTGTCGGCCCGCGAGAATCGCCGGGTCGATGTTTTGCGATGAAAGACCCGCGTCCTCCTCGCGCAATTTGGCCTCTACATAGTCGAGCCACGCTTCGTATTCTTCGCGCTCCTGATAATAGGTATCAGAAGGGATAAAAGGGTCCTCCGGAAGCCGATCGTTCCAGCCCATTCTTTGTCTCCGGTTTCTTGGCGATGATTTCTGTGCGCATGATGGTTACGCCGTCGGGGGCAATAAATCCTAACCGTACCTTGTCGCCAACTATCTCCACCACTCGAACTGTAACTTTGTTTGGACCCTCGCCGATGATGATGTCTTCGTTCTTTTTTCTCGATAAAACCAACATGGGTTTTCCTGTTTATTCTGCGGCAGACTCCAACATCTTGACTATCTTGTCTACCTGCCCGTTTTCCAGCTTGAGAGCTTTGAATTGCGCCGCCAGCATTTTCGTACGCATGCGGATCGTGTTCTCGATGTCGGCGCGTTTGCCTTCTTCAAGATCGTAGACCGCATTGAACATCGTAGGGTCGTCGGAGAAGTCGTCAATCGAAGGCGAAACTCTGGCTTGTCTGAGGGCAATTCTGAGGATGTCAGGTGGGTTGATCAGCCCTTCGCGGTCGAGCACGGCGCCGATGTACGCCCGTATCTCGTCCGTGAACGGCTCCTCTTCGTTGTCTTCCGGCGGGTAGATCAGCAGCGCCTCTGTGACGCCCCACGCCACCTCTTCGGCGTCGGCAGGGTCCCACATGTCCGGGCGGTATGTGTCGCCGGAAAGGACGTTACAGAACGAAATGAAATCGGGGAGGCTTTTGTAAAACCTATCTGTCGTAAGTATCTGAATACCGACGAGCAGCTTATCGAGCGCCAATTGCGGCAGGTCGACGTTAAACTCTTCTTCGATTTCAAGCAGGATCGTGTTCGGCTCCCATGTCAGCGCTTCGGTGCCGAACTTGTCCATAAATAGCGTCAGTAGGACCGACGCGAACGTATCCCGACTCTTCCATGCTTCCTGCGTGACGTTTGGCATTTGCGCCGCTCCTGTTTTCAATCGCGTTCTTGGCCTGTCGTTCTAATTCGATCAAATTATACGCGATTGTCTCCAGCGGCGGGCACGGCAGGTTTGCAGTGTTTTCGCCCTCTAACAAGTCGAGCCAGCCTGTGTTTCCAGACCACGTACAGTACCGGCTGTCGGCGAAGACTATTTGATCGCCGACGCAGCACACGGGAATATCGGGGTCTGTTAAGGTGGTCGCCCAAACGCCAGCCAAAATAGCCGTGCGCTGTTCCGGCCGTAAAAACTTAATGTTCTCCAGCAGGTCTGCCAGTAACAGATGCCGAAGATCGCGGCGGCTGATGATATCTTCGTCGGCCGGGTGGGGCTTTTGAAGCAGCGCAAAAACAGCGCGAATTTGTAACTTGCTGAGCTTTAACACCCGTGCTACCATACCGAATGTAAGTTCCATACCGTTACTGGAGGTATCCATGGTTTCCATTATTGATGACCTTTCTCGTGTTTCTACCGGCCGCGCAGAGTTCGTCGTCGAGGGTAAGAATATCGACGAACTGATGGATTCTGCAACTGCGAATCTGGTTGTGCAGAAGGCCGCTTCTTTAGGCTTTCATCGTCCCGGTGTTTCCAATGCCGGCGGGCCGTATCCTGTCGACGAGAAGGGCGAAACAGACGACGAACTGCTGATGGGGAAGCGCGGCCCTGTGGCTGGCTACCGGCGCGACTTCATCGTGCTGTCGTCGATCTAGTCGTCGTCATCTTCATCTGTGTCCGGCTCTTCGATCGGCGCTGTATAGTCGATTAAGTCGACGCTTTCTCTCGCGTCTAGGTCGAGTAGTACTTGCCACGCCCAGTCGCTTGGCCGGCCGTTGTTTTGGTCGTCGTACACGATGTGTAACGTCACTCGTTGACTTTTTAACATCAATCTTCCTCAAATCCAAATGTTTCGATGTGCGCTAGTCTGGCGGCATAAAATTCTGCCACCAGTCCAGATATCTTTTTGAACCGCGCCTCGATGTCGGGCATGATGACGTCTCGAAACGCTTTTGCGACAGCTTTTCGTAATGCGGCAATAGACTCCGGCGAGTATTTATCTTCGGAGCACTTTTCAGCCGCGGCCCGAATCTCTGGCACTTGATCGAGCATAAACTGCAGATACGGTGCGTCTAGAAAAGATACGTTGAAGCCGTACGTGTCTCGATACGCGTCGGCTTCCGGGACACCAAACACAGACGCGCCCGGCCAGACGTCTTTGGGAGTCGAATCTTTGGACGGGTATCGCATTCTGTCCATAGACCAACCAAATGCGTGCAAGTCGTCATTTGGCGCGGCCATGTTAAACGGCGGTTTGGGACCAGCTTTTGGTTTGTCGAGTTGTCTTTTTATTTTGGCCATATCGCCAATAGCTAAGGAAAATTGTGATAGATAAGAAACCGTCCACGCGGCGCTCAGCCGGAACAAAACACCTTTTTAAGGGTGAGTGTTCCGGCTGAGCAGCCGCTGAACGTCAAACTACGCGAGGCTTGCCGTGCAGGCAAGATACGCGTCCCGCTGCGCGCGGGCTTCGCCGCCGTACGACGGCGGGTTGTCGAACCCGTACGGGTCGACCTCGACGTCGCCGTCGCCACGCATGAGCGACGCGATGTACTCGTGGTAGTACACCGAGATGATGCCGCGCAGGTGCGGCAGCGTGTCCTTCAGGATGCGCGCCTTCCAGAACGCGATCCGCCCCCACTGGTCGTCGGGGTACGCTTTGAAGGCGTCGGCCTCCTCGCGCTCGATCACGTGATCAAACATTCTGATCGCGTGTTCGGGCACGACGGTGAAGCTCGGGTTGCGGTTGACTCGGAGAAGAACCGCCTGCTTCGTTTCGTTCACGGACATGACAACCTCGTGGGTTTAAAGAACGTGCCGCCAACAACGTGCTGGGGTCACATCTTATATGCCACGATTTTGCCGATAATTTAGCGGTTCAGAAGTTAACTTGAACCACTTGGCCGGCGGTGTTGATGTATACCACGCGCGCATTTTCTACGCCCAGCCAGTTTTTTAATTCTGCGCGCTTTTCAACGCTGAGCCCAGACAGGCATGTTTTGATCTGATTCATGTCGCCGCGTTTGTTGGCGGCCCGTTTTCTGGCGCACGAACCGCAGCCGCCGCTATTCAGATTTCTAAAAATAGCTTTCTTGCCGTACAGACACGGAATAGACGCCGAAAGCTTATCGTCGTTGATCATGCGAAAAATAGTCGCATCTTCGATTACAGCAACGTTGGACATAATTTAACCTTCTTCTGGCGGTGTTCCAATCCATAAGTCGCCGTCCGGTATTAAATCTTCTGTGATATCCAACGTCGTTTTCAGGGCGCGCACATCTTCGACGACACTGTTAATGAACGCTTTTACTTCTGCGCGGGAACGCAGCAGGACGTCAACATATTCAAGTCGAAACCACGCTGGCCGGCTGTTAGGTAACGGCTGGTCTTCCGGATACTCTTCAAGATCGACTGGCGAGCACACGTGGTCGAATGTGCCGACGCGGTCTTCTTCGCCGGGTCTTACCGGCAGCATTTGGTAGGCAAAAATTTTGGTGGGCATCAGATTGGCGTCTTCTGCCTCGATGCGTACGCGGATACCGTCTGTCTGGTATGCCAAATAACGGCTCACGCTCCATGTGAGGTGAACGTTGCGCTGCGAAGGTGACGGCGGTACTTCCGGCTCTAGTGTCTCGTCGTAAAAATTCGCGGTGGCGGTGTTTTCAATAGTTACCGCGCCTTCCGAGTTTTCGGGAAGCTGCGGATCGATTTCGGGCAGGACTCGCGCGCGGAATATAACCGGACCAACGCCGCCGCATTTTGCGTACCCAATCGCTACACCTGTATTATCGGTGGGCTGTGGTTGGGTAATCGTCACGTCCTGAGATTCTGTAAAAATCTCGACTACACGGCTAGCCATTGCCGCATTATTGGTATCTTTAACGCGAACTTTGATAGCCACCACATCGACGTTATTGGCGCGTACGTGCGGCTTGGTTGCGAAACTGATTTTCGAGTTTGTGGGGCTTACGGCTGCGGGCATTTGTATGAGTAGCGAATTACGTCGCCTTCTGCTCCTGAGCGTCTGAAGAACACGCCCAGCGAAACAACTTCGTTTGCTGTTGGCGTAATGTTCGTAGCATATTTTACAAAATCGCAGATTCTTTCGGGCGTGGTTTCTTTCCAGCCTTCTATGGCGACTAGCATGTTTTCCATGCACTCAAACAACAAAGACGCGTCGGCCCGGCAACCACACCCGGCTTTGCGCCCAGAGTCACGAAACTTGTTGATGCAGTCTGTTAGTGCCTCGCGATGTGATTCTAATTCTGGCAGCTTTTCGTAGAAATCCGGGCGCAAAACAAGTTGCACCAAATTATCGCGGCTAAATGTAACGCTGTGGTTTGTCATGTGTAACCTCGCGCGTTGATTTTCTGCGGCTTTAAATATGCTGTCAAGGTGTCAATACGGCGCGAATAGCTGCGCGCAGTTCTGTATTGGTTTGCACGGCGTTAATAATCTGCGTTAGCAGCGCGCTGGTGAGGAACGCTGGGCCAGTTGCACCTGTAGCGCCAAGCGGGCCGGTGGCACCTTGCGGTCCGGGTTCGCCCGGCGGTCCGCAGGGGCCGTAAGGTCCGGTGGGGCCTGTAGGTCCAGAAGCGCCAGTTGCGCCCGTCGGTCCGGATATTCCTGTCGGGCCAGACGCGCCCACGGGGCCAAACGGTCCTGTCGCGCCTTGGTCGCCCTTTTCGCCTCTGAGGCCGCGTTCGCCGCGCTGGCCGGCAAGACCTGTTACACCTTGCGGACCGATAGGTCCAGACGGCCCGGCGGGACCAGAAGCGCCGGTAGGTCCTGTTATTCCTGCCGCCCCTGACGGGCCTGTCGGGCCTGTTACGCCAGCCGCGCCTGTAGCCCCCTTGGCGCCTGATTGGCCTGCTATACCGCTTTGACCCTGTGGTCCTGTGCTTCCGCGTTCTCCGCGTCCTCCAGACGCGCCACTGGGCCCCCTAGGGCCTGTTGGTCCGGTGGTGCCGGGGCAGCCTTGTTCGCCAACAGGGCCTGTGGCGCCCGTAGGGCCTCTTAAACCACTGGGT